ATAAATATTCTTGACTTTTGATAACTTTATAACTTAATTCATGGAACATTATACAGATAGTAGACCAGTTTTCTTAGAAAGCCAGTTACTATCTGTATTTTTGTATCTAAAATTACTTCCGATAGGTATATAGTTATCGGAAATTATAATTTACCGGTTATTTATAAGTGTTACATTGAAGACCTTCGCTAAATAGGAAATTGCTTCTTTGTATTCAGAATCTTGTAACATCATAACGCAATTTATAATATCGCTTCCATGTCCTTCGCCGTGGCTTTCACATTCCGGACTAAAACAATAGTATCGGTAGCCATGTACTTCGTTACCAATGATATTAGCAGATTCATTTGTATCGTCATGAAATACACATTTAAATAGGCCTTGTTCCGGAACACCTAAAAAAGTAGCTAGATTTTCACGTTTAACTACTTCTTTAAATTGGTTATAGGTATAGACAGTCGCTTTTGTATTATCTTTTAAATAAAAGACTTCTTTATTAGAAATTGCCTTAATTCGTTGATTATCTACGGCTGTATTAATAATGGCTTTATGTTTTTGTACTTCTTTAATAGTCATAGGATACGTAGCAAGATATACATTAGATGCTTGTTCTATATCGTCTTTTGCTTCGTCTAATTCTTTAACGAATGTATCAATATCATATTTAACGTAGTTAGCATCAAAAATAGATACTTCATATTCTGGATAGATCCCTTTCTTCCATGTAGAACCAGGTAAGCGAAGTACGCGCGCTTTATCAGAAACTGCTTTATCTGCAATTTTAAAATACGATACTAATGTATCTTCTGCTGCTTGCCATTTTTCGCCGTCTTCGATTGCATTAATAGACCATATGCAATGATAGCCATTTCTTGTATCTGTAATAACTGTAGGTACTAAAGGGAAACTATAAATCACTTCTAACATTGCTGCTTTACGTTTAGCAACTTCTTCCAGGCTATAATAGTTACCTTTTTCATCTTTCCCGGCGTCAATATCAATAAATAAGTTTGTGTACTTTGTAATATCTGTAGCTTTTCTTTTTCCTGGTGTATGGGATTCATTAACTAGAAAATATGTATTGATTGTATCGCCAAAATTGTAAATATCAGCTTCTTTATTATTTAGTACTAATTCATTAAAAATATCAGTAGGAGATACGTCTTCTCTTTCATTTAAAAGATAAGTATTCGCGTCTTCATGGTTATAGTAGCCATATTGTCTATGGTATTCATCAGTAAACATGGCTATTGTAGTATCATCTAATTTCTTATCAATATCAGATTTAAATAACCAATATGCCAAAGGCGTTATGCTGTAATTCAACTGCATTAATGCCGGGTTAATAAAGATTGCTTCGCACGTTACATCGTTGTTAGAGATCCATTTATCAAACTTAAAGACATTGGCTTTCGTGCAGCGTTGCCAGAATTTTTTGAAGCTGCCTTTTGTAAAGCCTAATACTTCTTGTAGATTATCCTTAGTCATTGGGGATTGTCTTCTACTTTTAGCGTCATAATACTTCAATGTATTATCTGACTTAACATAATGGGGAATTACTTCAACAATCTTGATAAAATCGCTTGCAGTCATTCCTCTATCTCTAAAGTTAAAAGTATAATCTATACTAACTTTACTATTAAATAGCTTAGGAGATTGTAAGCGTCCTTCATCTGTAACAACTTTTCCGATTGATTGATAGTATTTATTTTTATTATCTGCATGAGTAAAAACTGTATTATTCATAATCCTTTATAGTCCTTTCTAGTGCTTAAATTGTATATGCTTAACATCTGTTAAATACTCTATTGAATCTTCCCGTTTTCTTCTATCATGTAAACCACGGGCAGTATAATAGCTGTATTCTGTACGATTTTTTCTATCCTTTTTATTCTCTTTGTCTTTGAAGTACAACGCGTCTACAATGGAATCGTATTCATATTGGTTAGATGCCTTTGATACAAATTCTAGTATTTCATCATCTGTATAGGCTTCGTGTAACTGTAAAGAATTAGCGAATTTAAGGACGTTTGTTTTAGTTGCTGCCATAATTAAAATTCCTTTCAAATTGAGTTAATGCATTATGATATACGCCGTTGATTGTTGATTTTGTAATACCTAACATAGCTGCTACTTCAGATTGTGTATAACCTTCGATACAGATTTTTGTTAGTACGAATTTATGGCGCGGCTTTAACTCATCTAATGCCTTTTCAATATCTATTAAATAAAAGACAATATCCAGATTATTTACGGCGTTTTCCTTTAATTTTGCATATAACTTTAATACTTTTGAAGAATCCATGTATCTATAGCCTTTCTAATACTATTTCTAACTACTTTTACAATTACATAGCCTACATATAGGCTTAAAAGGAAGTACAGTACATTACTTACGTATTCCCAGAATATGACTGCCGATATAGCCATAACAAAATATATTGTTTGTTCTGCTTCAATTATTTTTCTTATCATCATTAACCGCCTTTTACATCAATTCATAGGTATCTAATGTATATTCCCGAATTAAAATCCCTAGTTGTTTTAATTTCTCACGACTAACTAGCTTAATAACACTTTGGAAGAATAATTTACCTTTTCCGTAAGTATTTGTTTTGATTGTCTTAACGCTGCTATCGTTTTGAATAGATCTAGCGTATGCTTTTAGTGCTTGCCCGTCATATACGAAGCATCTATTTAATTTAGGAAACACGCTAAATATATAATCTGCTTCAGTAATTAAAGACCAACCAGGCGATTGCTTTTCTAAATTACTTATTACTTCTAAACATTGGTTTATGCAGTCGCTTGTATCTGTTTTGACTTCAATCAACGGAAATTCAGTCTTTAGAATTTCTTCTACATCGTTTGATGTAGATAATTCATAGTCAGTAGTAAAATCTACATCAATAGACATGAAAGCCGGCGTATTACATTTATATAGCGTTACGCCTTCTTTTTCTTCTAGGAATTTTTTAACCCAGGCTTCTCCTTTGTCGCCTTGTTCTCTATCTTGATAGAAACTATGAGTCAGTTTTGAAGAAGTGAAATTAGTTGTTGCATTCATAATAGATATCCTTTACATCTAATCTTATCTTTTATTTAAAAGATAATGGAAACAAAAATAATGAAGTATTGAAAAATACTCTTCACTATATTTATTACCTGTAAAAGATATCTACTAATGCAAAAATTTTTCTGATATGCAAAATTGATATAAAATACGCTTTGATATAACTTTAATGCATAGCCAGATATTTCAAAACGGCACTATATGCTTCTTCTGTTCCGGCGTCAGATGATACTATATATAATTGTTTGGATTCCTACACTTATATAGTATCATATTAATCTATTTTTTAAAAGATAACTTAATTAAATCCCATCCATTTCTTTTAAGCCAAAATGTAAACGCTGCTTATCATGGCTTAAAAGCAATAGTAGTAGAGGTCGCGAAAATAATTTTCTTTTATTTAAAAGATGATTCACCAACAATATTACTACCAGGATTCAAAATTATCACATCAAGTAGAAATTTTTTTCTAGTTCTGCAAGTCTACATATCTTATATAAAAGTGAAATTGTAAGTTTTTTGATAAGAAATCCAGTATTTATCTATATTCATCGCCATTTTAGGTGGGAATAGATTATTCCCCTTTTGATTCAAAAAGGGAATAAATTGTTCCCATTACATTGTATACAATTAAAATTAAATGATTTTTTCTTTTTTAAGAAAGATAGATTTTCAAGATGCAGCACCAGGAGAAACAGGAAGACTATCATCATCGCCGCGGCTAACATTTCTTTTAAGCCAGGTTTGGTTATACCTACATACAAACAATAAAAGAAGAAGAATAAAAGAAGATATACACTATCTTTTATTTAATAGAAGAAAAAACTAAATCCCGTACTTTTGATATAACAAATACGCTTATATAGTGAAGGGGATTAGACGAAACAAAAAACTATATTATTCATAATCCTTTATATTTAATTTCCTTCTAGTCAGCCAAAATAAACCTCCTTTCTAAAAATACATACTACTCAACAATTTCATAGGGTAAATAAAAAATAGCATACCTTCTATTAGTGTTTTCTCCTTTCTCTAATAAATAGGTATGCTACTTTTTTATAGCATCTAAAAATTATGATTTCTAAAAAACTGAAATTCTTTTACAACTCTAAAGAATGGCTTCAACTATCCGATCACTTACGAAAGAAATACTTTCACATATGCCAGGATTGCGGAAAGCCAAATTCAAAAGAAGTACATCACATTCAACCCATTACAGAATTAAATGTACATGATACAAACATAACTTTAAATCCAGATAACTTAGTTCTATTATGTAACGATTGTCATAACAAACGTCATAATAGATTTAAACGTACACTTACACCGGCACAGCAGCGGACGATAGTATTCGATGAAGCCGGTAACGTAATAGCACTACATGATAAAAATACTAAGTCTTTTTAATAAAAGATAATTATTTTGAATACTCCCCCCGTTTGTTGTTCAAAAAATATTTTGACGGAAGACCGGCGCCCTCTTTTTCGTGCATAAAAAGGACTTTTTATTTGAAGGTGTAGTCTTTTTTTTAATAGATAATTATGAAATACAACTTTACAATTAACGAAATACCTAAAGAAACAGCTATAGAAATGATACAGAAGTACCATTATTCAAATATACCTTACCAAAGATTAATAAATACTTCTTAGGCTGCTTTCTTGATACAGAATTAGTAGGCTGTATCACATTAGGATATGGAACACGTCCGAAGCATACTATACAACTTCTATTCGATAACCTTGATACATCTGATTATTTAGAAATAGGCAGAATGTGTATGACTGATTCCATGCCAAAAAATTCAGAAAGTCAAATGCTAAAGGCTGCTATTAAATGGATTAAGAATAATATACCTATTAAAGTATTATTCACCTGGGCAGACGGAATGTTAGGTAAATGCGGTTATGTATACCAGGCGTCTAATTTTATGTACGCCGGAAAATCTAATTCCGATATTTACTTATTTGACGGCTACAAAATTCACCCTAGACAAACAAGGGATTTATTTAAAAAAGATGATAACGATACTAGAATTTCTATCCGTCCTACAATCCAACAACAAAAAGATTATGGAATAGATCGATACAAAGGACATCAATTCAAGTATATATATATATTAGGCAACCATAAACAGAAGAAAGAAATAGTATCCCATGTATTATTTGATAGTCTTCCATATCCAAAGGAAAAAGATTTAACCTGGAAGAAGTACAATCTATCAAATAAGAAATGGGAAACTTCTAATATGCCGCCTTATAAAACTGACTTTAGTCAGACAATCAACAAGAAAACTCTTATTGAATTAATGCAGAAGAAATACAATGAAAAAAAATAAATACACAGATATTTCTCTATTATTTAAAAGATTAGTTTATGAGATTGATTCCGTACATATTAATAATTCAGACCAGTATATATCTTTTATCTTTTTAAAAGAAGAAGACGCTTTAAAGGTCATGAATGATTTAAGATACGGAACAACTAAAACCATTTCTTTTACGATTGCAGATACATTATTTAAGGCGCACAGTTGCGCACTATACACATTATCTAATACTACAGATAATGCTACTGTATCTATTGCTTATGATTGGTTATCTTCAGAAAAGGTATAAAACATGGCAGAAAATACTAGAGAAAAACAACTAAAAAAAGAAATTACCCGCATGAAGAAGATTTTTAAGCCATTACTAGATGATACTGGTTACGCTGTAGCACAAGGATTAATAGATAACGCAGCCTTTATGTACGTTACACTTTTAAGCCTTCAACAAGATATATTATTAAATGGCTGTACGGAAGAATATCAAAACGGCGCTAATCAATCTGGTATTAAAGAATCTTCAGCGGTTAAAGTCTACAATAATATGATTAGAAGCTATAATACAGTCATTAAAAATCTAATTGGCTTATTGCCTTCAGAAAGACAATCAGATATAGAAGATTCTTTGACGGCTTTCCTAGCTAAGAAGTAGAGGTACGCCATGAATTATATACAGCAGTACCACAAAGAAATAAAAGCCGGAAGAATTGTTACATCTAAAAAAGTAGCTGCTGTATATGAATATCTAGTCTATCATTTAAAAGATAAACAATCTGAATACAAGTACGATAATAAAAAAGCCTTACACGTCATAGACTTTATAGAAACATTTTGTAAGCACGGCGAAGGAAAACTAGCCGGTAAACCTTTTATTCTTGAATTATGGCAAAAAGCCTTATTATCTGCTTTATTTGGATTCGTACATAAAAAGACTGGATATAGGCAGTTTAGGGAATTAATTTTAATCGTAGCCCGTAAGAATGGTAAATCTGTTCTAGCTTCAGCTATTGCTTTATATCTTCTATATGCAGATAAAGAAGCCGGCGCACAACTCTATAGCGCAGCAACGAAGAAAGACCAGGCAAAAATTATATGGGAATCTGCCAAGAAAATGGTTAATAAATCACCTCAATTAAAGCGCCATTCTAAGATATATATTAATGAAATCAAATGCGATATAGGCGAAGGCACTTTTAAGCCTTTGTCTTCTGAATCAAATACATTAGACGGCTTAAATGTACACGCTAGTTTTATAGATGAATTACACGCCATAAAAGACAAAAATCTATATGACGTTCTAGTAGACGGAATGTCAGCCAGGTTACAACCATTATCTATAATAACTTCTACTTCCGGTATGATTAGGGATAATATTTATGACTTGAAATATGATGAGTGTTCCCGAATTATTAATAGATTCCTGGAAAAAGATTATACAGATGTAACAGTTCTACCAATCGTTTATGAATTGGATAACAGAAATGAGATAGATCACTACGAAGCATGGATAAAAGCGAATCCTAATTTAGGTGTATCTAAACAAATATCCTATCTGGAACATAAAGTACAAGCAGCCAAAGAAGATAATAGATTATTGCCTAATCTGTTATGTAAAGACTTCAATATTCCAGTAAATGGCAATACTGCATATTTTGACATAGATACTATCATCAATGAAGATACATTTAATATGGAAGATATGAGAAATTGCTACTATATAGGCGGTTGGGGGTTTTTGCAAAAAAAAAAAATCACATCCCCCTTGTTGGTGTTTTA